CCACCTCCTGCTCCACCTGCTCCACTTGGATTAGGTCCAACTTCTTCATTTCCACCACCTCCACCTGAAAAATATCTTCCAGGAGCGGGTCCTGGAGTACCATAACTTGGTGCTGTTGGTCCAAATAATGTTGTATCTATTGGTGATCCTATTCCTCCTGGACCTCCACCACTTCCTGGATTAGCTGCTGTTCCTGCTGCTCCAGCACCACCACCTCCACCACCTGTATTTTGACTTGTGGGTTGTCCTGTTCCACCTGGATTTCCTTGTGATGGTGATACTGGTGGTGTATTACCTGCCCCAGCAGCTCCAGTTGCAGATCTACCATTTCCGCCTCCACTACCACCAGGAAGTCCAAAGTTTATAGGTGCACAAGTAGTATTTGCTCCTCCTCCACCACCACCACCTGTGGATATAATTGTTGAAAATACTGAATTTGAACCACTTGTTCCAGCTCCACCATTAGGGCCTCCAGGTCCACCAGGACCTCCCCCACCAACTGCGATTGGATAACCTTGTACTGAAACTGGTAAACCCGCTGTTGTGGGACTTGGAAAGTTTTGTCTAAAACCTCCTGCTCCACCTCCAGCTCCTCCTCCATTAGACATTCCACCACCTCCACCACCCGCTACAACCATATATTCTACTGTTTCTGATCCAATTGAATTACCGGCACATGTAACTGTAAAAGTTCCTGGACCTGTAAATACGTGAGTTTTAAAATCTCCACATGTTAAAATTGTTCCGCCTGTTGCTGCTATATATCGTGGTGCAGGTAAATCTGATCTGTTTCCTGAATCTGTTACAATCCAACCTTGTGTTGCATCTACATATACGAAAGTTACTGAAACACCATTAGTTGATAAATCTGCATTAGCCGCAGCTCCACCAATATTAGAACCATTTCTATCTACTGTTAAATTATTTGTTGCAAAGGTGTTGGCATAATCTGCTATACCAATTACTGCTCCAGCTGAAGGGGAAGATGGTAATGTTATTGTAAAAGCTGCTGAAGTTGTATCTGCAAAATATCCAACACCTGATACTGCTGGGTTTGGATCTGCTGTAATTTTAGTTGTGTTCCACGATACCGCTCCTGTAGGACCGAATCCTGCTGCTGTACCTTGATTAGAAATCGTTGCGCCTGATGGAATGATAATAGTATCTCCACTTGCACCTAACGTTAAGTTAGTTCCGCATTGTGGTTCGACTGCATTAACTTCTATTTTACTCATTTAAATAATTACCAATGTTCCTGTTACTGTTTGAGTTCCAGTAATCGTTACTGGTCCTGCTAAAACTCCTGAATCTAATGTTTGATCTTGATCTAATGTTGATGCGTGAGTAACTACATAACCAGTGGCATCCATAATTGGAGAAATAGTTCTAGTTGCAGGTAAAGTACAAAATACTGTTTTTGAACCAGCTGAAAAATTTACTAAAGCATCTGAATTAGATGAAGTAATAACTGTATCTCTTGATAAAGTATCTGGAGCACCAGACGTGACTGTACCAATACCAACTTCCCATTCATTTGTTCCGCTGTTTGCTATTCCATAGTAAGTTGAATTACTATTTCCTATTCCAGAAACAAAAGATTCAAATCCAGTTTCTGCACCAGCGAGATTAAACGTACCGGTACCTATGGTAGTACTTGTTTCCTTAACTCTATCGTTAAGTGTAAAAGCCATTTTTACTCCCTATAATTTTTATGCGTCACCCAAACGAATGATTGCATCAGATGAATTAGCAGTTGGAAACTGAATAACGAAATCTCCGTTAGTTGCAGTTTTTGTTCCGCCAAAATCTAATACTAATACAGCTTCGTTAGATGTATCTTTATAAATCAGTGCTCCTGTTGCAGCCAAAGTCACAGATGAAAAAGTTTCATCTCCGAAATCAATGTAAGCAATATTACTAGATATAGCTACACCATTATTAGTTAAAGCTTGTCCACCTGCAGGATAGTTAGTAGCAACTGACGAAACTTCGTTCGTAGTTATATATGCAGTTGTAGCCGTGCTAAAAGCAGCTTGGGAAGTATATAAAGCAATGTTAAAAGTATCACCTCCGCTACCTGCGGTATTGAAGTTGAATGTTCCTTTTAATAGATCCGTTTTAAAAGAATCAGGTACAATATTTGCCATTTAGTTTTTCTCCTTAATTATTTTTTACCATAACTTGACGGTGATTTGGAAACTAATTGAGCACGAATAACACCATCATTGTATTCGTCTCTGCGTCTTCGGCCAATTTGTTCAACCGCATACGATTCAATTGCTTTTTGATAAGCCTGTTCATAGTATTGTAACATATCTGCAGGACCTTTCAAGTATGCATATGTGTTTACCAGACATGCGTACAAAAGTAAATCTTGATATTTATTAGATAAATAACTGCCTGTAGTACTAGTGTTATTCACTGTAGAAGTGATACTAATTGGCTGTTTATTATAAGCTAATGTAATTAAATATTGTTGATCTGGAGTAGGAGCTACTAACCAATAGTTAGCATCCCAGTTTGCATAGTATTTAGGTATGCCTGAAGAAGTCGCTGGAGAGTCATAATATTCAGCAATAAAAGAAGTATCTCTTTGTTCTAAATAAGTTTGTTTTCCATTTGCATCTGTTAATTGAACATAACGAATAAATCTTAAATCAGAAGGAATAGTTACATATCTATTTGCAATCGCTAAATTAGAAGTTGCGTAATAACGATCATCATCTGAATCAATATCTCTATAGATTCTATTTTCTGCATTTTGAATAATAGTATCTAAAATAGAATCCGATAAAACAGAACTATCTACTTCTGTATAATTTCTAATATCTGTTTGTAGATTCGCTAATGTATATGCCATGTTATACTCCCTGTAAAGTTACAGGACCTACTGAACAATTAGATCCACCGCCTTTACTATTTCCACTTGTAGCATTACTAGTACTAGTTATAAAGAAATAATTTTCAGGGCTTGTTAAATTTCCCGGAGCAGTAATTACACTTCCATCCGATTGTTTTTGTCCTACGGTAATCGTAAAACCATTAACATTATTTAAATCACTTACATTGTCAAAAGTTGGTATGTTTGCAAATTGTTGTAAATTAGGAGTACTTGCTCCTCCTGCTCCAGGAGTTATTACTTGTGCAGGGCCTCTAAATCTAACTACATCACCTGTAGATCTTTGATGATCTTGTGAAAAAACATTTATATAAGTAACTCCACTAGCAATAACACTAGTAAAGGGATTATCATTTAATAAAATTAATTGTGGTGTGTCTTTTTGTTGTACTCTTGGATTATATAAAGCTTGTGGGTCACTACCAACTGGTTTTGGTTCTAATTGAGGTTGCTTTGCTTCGTATTCTGAATAGTGAACTAAAAATCCATTCCATTCTCTAACCATTTCTTTATAAGGAAATCTCATTCCTGATCTATCTGAAATAGCGTAAGCATGTTTTCCTTTAGCATAAACACCCATTATTATATTACTCCATCTCCATAAAATGTTTGCGGTGAAATAAAAGTAGAAGTACCTTGATTATCTGCATCTAATGCTCTTAACATTTCACTTTCATAAATTCTTTCTAACTCAAGTGTTCTTTCAGGAGAAAATTTCATACTTAAATAATAAGCAAGTCCTGACATCATGCATGGATAAAAACGATTTACTACATCTGATGAATTCATATAACCACCTGCATCTTGTATTCTTGCAACATAGTAAAAACAAAACTGATAACTAGAAGGTGTAGAAGCACTAGATACACTAGAACTTGGAGTTGCATATAAAAATATGCTAGGACTCTTTTTTCTATCTACATAATATTGAGAAGGTGTTCCTTGTGTTAATTTATTAGGGGTAGCACTATAAGTAGATCTATCAATTTTAGTAAGTGAAATATCTTGTGGATTACTTGGATCCGAATTGTTTCTATAAAAAGCTTCTAATACTTCATTAACATCACTAGGAAAATTAATAGTGTCAGCTGCATAACTATATTCAGCTTGTCCTAATACTAATGGTATTTTAGCTAATTTTACTTTCCATAAATGAATACCTCTGTTTCCCCATTCTTGAAACATAATATTAAGAGATCTTCTTGCACTTCTTAATTCATAACCTGTTCGCGTTCCGCCTAAACCAGTTCTCTCATAAGCTTCATCTATTATCTCATCTATTTCTGGATCAAAATCAGTTGCTCCTGAAGTAGGTGCAATAGTTTGTACTTGGTTACCCATACCCGCTAATGTAGAAGCGTAGTAGAATAATACCGGAGCGCTGATATTTTGTATCGGAGCGATTGTAATTTGTGTGTAAGCTCCTGAACTTCCAGGGGTTCCTACTTTTACTACTCCTGTAGTATATTCAACTCCACCTGCAATATTAGTTCCGTCTTTAGTTGCAGAAAATAAAAGTTGATATCCTGTATTACTAGAATCGGACTGATCAAATATATAAGTCTGTCCCTCATTCAAAGGTAATTCAGGACTAACTTTACCATTAACGTAAAATTTATTTCCTGTACCAAAAGAATTAGTTCCCGTTGCAACGGTGACTGTATAATTGATAGTCGCCATGACTTATTAATTTCCTGCTGTTAAACCTGGTGCAGAATATTTATCTGTCAATAATGTATAAGCAGCAATATTAGTTTTTGTTTTACAATAAATTCCTTGGGGGAAAACAATTCCATCTTCTGGAAAAGATATATTGATAACATCTCCATCCGGCACATCACCAATAAATAAAGTTGTTCCAGTATTGGAAGTAGTTGTTAATTCTAACAAACCTGCTCCTAATCCATTAGAAGCAATAATTATTCCTCTTAAACGAATTGGTTGTGCAATAATGGCAGTTACTCCTGCTGCAGCATCTGATCTAGTTGCTTGTATATCGCTTTTAAAACTCATTTTAATCTCCTGTTTAAAAGAGCTCCCGAAGGAGCTCTTTAATTTTTAATTAAACTAAATTGTTGTTTTGAACGTATGTTACAGTCAAGATACCTCTACCTGCATCAGCAGTAGTTGCACTTGAATCAACATAAATTTCAACATCTGTAGCTCCTACATCAACCCAAGCATCAGCATCAGTGATAGTTGCTTGAGATGCTAATTTAATTGTGTTGATAGTAGACACTGCAACAGCAGTTGCTAATTCAGTTGATGTAGCTGAAGTACCAATGTTTAAAGTTGCAGAATTGTCAAATGCAGTAGTAACAAAAACAGTTGCCTCTAAAATCTGACTGTTAGCAGGAATTACAATTCCTGTAGCAGCTGCAGTTGTAGATTGTGTAATTGCTACTGATTGAGACATTACAACTTGACCAACGTTTTTAACGTTAGTTCCAAGTGTAGTTCCTGTAGTGTTTGATATCGTTCCCGCTTTAATTGGTCCCGAAAATGTTGTTGTTGCCATGTTTATATTCTCCTAAATTATGAATGCAGTCTTTAGGCCGTCGACTATATGCGTCTACATCCAAG